GGTTGCATGCGCCTTGCTGAATTGCTAGCGCGTTTGAATGACGTTTCATGCTTTCCCTTTCTGTTTGGCTTTGCGTTTTTCGGCGCGCTCATGCGCGACGCGGATCAGCACCGCTCTTTCGTAGCACCCGGCCGCGGTCAGGTATTCGACGCGGCGCGTGCGCTCTAGCCGGAACCCTATCAGATCGCCCGGCTCCAGGGTTATGACGATGCGCCGGCCGCGATACGGAATGCGCCCGCGCCGCCGGACCGGCTTGTTAAGGTCTGTCATGCGCGCTCTACCCTGACGCCACCACGCGGCCCTAAAGATAGCAGCAAATCGGGGTATTCTTGGCCAATGACGTTGGCACCGTAGAATATCCACGCTTCCGAGTTTTCTACGCAAGGGAAGTAGCTATCGCTTCCGCCCGCCCTTGCTGCGAAAGAATCCTTAGCCGCTTTGAGACTAGAAAAGGTTTCCGCGTCTTTGGGATTGTGCACGTCAAACATGGCATAGGATGATCCGCCATACCAGAACATTGTAACTTTCATGACCGCTCCCCTATCTGCTCGACGCGCCGCGCGCTGCGCTTCGCATTGCATTGCGCGGCCGTGGGGGTGCGGGTGACTGCCAGTCCGAGAAAGACGCCGTGCACGTCGCGCTCGGCGCGAATGGTAAGGGCGCAGACGCCAGTAATCAGTTCGCCATAACCCGAGCGGGATTTTCCGTCAAGCTCGCACTCTAGGCGATGTACTGTGAACCGGGCGCCGCTGATCGACTCGAACAAAGCAAAACCGTTTGCGTCAATGCGCCCGAGCATGCCGCGCTGCCCGTCGCGAAAAGTAGCGTTGGGTGTGATCGTTTGGATCATTTGATTTCTCCTATGCGGTAACGTGCGCCTTGCGTTTGTTTACTTCCAGCCTACCAGCGCGCCCGAAGCATTGTAGACAGGATCAGCGCGTAGCTTAACTACTTTGGTTTTGCCAAGGCGATTGGTCATGGCCGCGCGCTCGCCTTTCTTGCCTTCGCCCATAATTCCGCGCATGATGATGGTCTGTTTTTGCATGGTCTATCTCCAGGTTGGCGCGGGCAAGTACCCGCAAGGCGAATGGTCGCATGCGCCCGGCCGGCGCGTCAAGAGAATTAATAATTCGGTTAATTCATCCGTTTTTCATCCGGTTTCGTGTCCGAGTATCCGGGGTAGCAAACCGGATGAAAAACGGATGAAAGCGGATAAAAAGCGGATAACGCACTTAATAGAATCAATGGGTTCCGGTTTCATCCGCTTTTCGTCCGCTTTGGTACGGGGTGTACGCTCCCCCTATAAGGGAGCGTACCCCGTACGGATTCGTACTGCGGATAGTACATGTGCACAGTTCTGGCAGGTATTGAAGGGGCCGCGCGCCGCGCTCGGGGCGAATGCTACACTGATCTATGGATGAAACGACGCGCGCGCTGATTGCGCCGGTATGGTCGAACCTGTGTGCGCGCTTGGCGTCGGGTGAGCTTGTGCGCGACGTGCTCAAGGCCTACAGCATCACATCGGGGCAACAGCGCGCGTACTTGCGCGATGCGCCGGGTGCGCGGCAAGAATGGGACGATGCGCGCGAAGCGAGCGCGGACGCGTACCACGATGAAGCTGTGACGGTTGCGCGCGGCGATGACGTTGCTAATCTACCGGAAGGCGAGCGCGCCTTGCGCGCACGCGACCCGCAAGCGGCGCGCCTACTCGTCGATACTCTCAAATGGGCCGCTCGTGTCCGCAACCCTCGTGTGTACTCCGAGAAGCAGACGGTCGACCTGAATGTGCGCTCGGTCGATCTTACGGCAATCATCCGCGACGCGAACGCAAGGCTCGCGGCAGCGCGCGAGCCCAAGCTGATCGAGCAAGTAAGGGACGACGCCGTGCGCGCGCTACCCGTAGGGGCCGAAAGCATGCTTGCGGCAATTCTCTAGTGACGGGTGTGCGGCGTGCCCGGGGGGCGATTCGCGGGCGAGCGACGGAGCGCGGCACGTCGAGACTGACACCGCGCGAAAAATTGCAGAAAATAATTTTTAATAATTCTGCCAGGAGAGGTTAGTGACCACTATACCGTACTGTACGAAAAGCATCCGGAAATCATCCGTACGCATCCGCTCTCCCTATAAGGGAGCGGAGTAGTATGCGCGGATCGGTTGCACACGAGTCGGAGATCCTGGCGCAGATCCTGTCCCTCAAGGACGACCCGGTGGGGTTCGTGGCGTACGCTTACCCTTGGGGCCGCGCCGGGACGCCATTCGAGAAGTTCCGCGGGCCGCGGGCTTGGCAGATGGAAGAACTCGAGGCCATCAAGGCGCACATCGAGAAAGCGAACTTCGCGATCACCAACAACCTCCCGGCGCCGATCTGGCGCTCGAGCTACGCATCGGGCCGCGGACCTGGCAAGTCGGCGCTCTTCGGGATGCTGGCGCACTGGCAGATGTCCACGCACATCGGCGCGACGTGCATCGTGGCGGCCAACACGGAGACGCAGCTTCGCACGCGCACCTTCCCCGAGTTCGCGGTGTGGTTCGGAAGTGCGATCAACGCGCACTGGTTTGTTCAAGAGACGATGAAGATCGGCCCGGCGGACTGGCTGGCCGAGTTGGTGAAGAAGTTGCCGGAGGAAGGCGGATTGGGGATCGACCCGAAGTATTGGTACGCGGCCGGGCAGACATGGAGCGAGGACAACCCGAACGCGTTCGCTGGCGTGCACAACCCGTACGGTCTGCTGCTCGAGTTCGACGAGGCCGCGGGCATTCCCTCGAAGGTGTGGGACGTGGCCGAGGGGTTCTGGACAGAGACGAACCCGTACCGGTTCTGGCTGGCGGCGTCGCAGATGCGAAGGCGCGAAGGTCGGATGTTCGAAATCCACAACGACAAGGTGATGGGGAGTGGCTGGCGCTCTCGCAATATGTCGACGCGCGGCATGGAAGGCGTCGATCAGGGTGTGGTGGAAGATCAGATCCGGCGGTACGGGATCGACTCGGACTTCGTGCGCGTCGAGATTCTCGGGTTGCCGCCCAGGACTTCGGAGGATCAGTTCATTCCGATGGACAATGTGCTCTCTGCGCAGAGGAACGAGTTGGCGCAGGATTACGGGGAAAGTCTGATCCTGGGTGTGGACCCGGCGCCTAGAGGCAAGACGGCTTGGCGATTCCGGCAGGGACGGAACGCGCGCAACTGCTGCGGCCCGGCGACACACGGTTGTTGGGAAGGACGCGACAACGTGCAGATCGCGCAAGGGGTTTTGGACTTGGACGCGAAGTTCAGACCGGATGCCATCTGCATCGACTTCGGAATGGGCACCGGCGTCATCGACATCCTGAAGAGGAAAAAGACACACGGCCGATTGCACGAAGTCAAGTTCGGGGACGCTGCGCACGGCGGCAAACAAACCGAGTGGGCAACGCACGCGATCGAGTTGTGGGCTAACGTGCGATCCTGGTTGCCGGGTGGGATGATCGAGAGCGACGACGGCTCGAAGGGAACACTGTCGCAACAGTTGACAGACCGGGGATGGCGATGGTCGCAGCGCGAGGACGGCAAGAAGATCCTCGAGACGAAGGAAGACTTGATGAAGCGGGGCGTGAAGTCGCCCGACGACGCGGACGCACTGGCATGCACCTTCGAAGTGAACCCGCCGCGGCATGACAGGGTACGGGGCGGTCAGTCGCGGGTGGTGGACGGAGTGTCGGCGAGCATCACGGACTGACGTGGTACACTGAAGCATGGGATTCCTGCGGCCTCGGAAGCTGGACAAAGAGAAGATCGCAGCGAGAGTTGCGGCGGCGCCGGAGATCAAGCGAACGCCAAACGTAGCGCCGCTCGCCGCGGACTTCTTCAAACTCCAAGCGATGCGCATTGCGCAGCGAAAACTGCCAAGGGCGCTGAGAGGATAAGATGGGTATCGGTAGCAGTATCCGCAGAGGCATTCGCAATTTCAACCCGATTACGCTGCTCGATCCTACAGGCATTTCAGGGAACGTTGCTGGAGCCGGAGCGGCAGCGGCAGCGCTCACGCCGGATCTTAACACACCAGACGGTCAACCGTTGCCCGATGTTCCCGGCCCCCAAAATGCGGATGTGCGTCCGCAACAGCCAGTGACTTCATCGGCCAGCGACATTGCGGATCAGACTGATCTTCCGGGCACCGGACTGTTCGGCCCGAAGAAGAAGGCCGCCTCGCGCGCACTCGTAGGATACTAGGTGGCCGACGAAGCACTTCAGGACTTCTACACGCAGCGCCTGGGCGCTCTGCGCTCAGACCGCGGCAACTTCAACACGCAGTGGGAAGAGGCCGCGGCTCTTGTCATACCGGCGCACCGCGACTCGTTCACCGGGTTGATGCTTGCGCAGAACGTTCAGGGACAGAAGAAGACCGAACTTCAGTTCGATTCGACAGCCGCGTTTTCCGCGCAGCGATTTGCCAGTGTCATCGAATCGCTGGTTACGCCGCAGGCGAGCATCTGGCACTTGCTCAAGGCCGTCGATCCGATGCTGCGCAAGAAGCGCGCGGTGCGAGAGTTCTTCGACGCGTTGAGTGAAACGCTCTACAACTATCGCTACCGGCCGATTGCCAACTTCGTCGGCAACAGTCAGCAAGTGTACCTGAGCCTGGGCGTATACGGCAACGGCGTGCTCTACGTCGATCGGCCCGATCGCAACAAGGGACTTCGCTACAAGAACGTGCATCTAGGCGAGGCATACTTCGTCGAGAACCACGCCGGCAAGGTCGACACGATGTACCGGGCGTTTTCTCTTGACTCGCGCCAGATGGTTCAACGCTTC